AGCACTGATCCAGCACTCATATAGAGATATAAGTGTCCCTCTTCTTCTGGAAGCAGAACCCCATTTAGTACTTCTGTTGTTCGGTTATCGTAGGCCAGCTCTACTGTATTTCCGTATCCAAACGTAGTTGAATTACGGATACGCCAACCACCTTTGGATTGTACATCTGCTTGTATTTCAGCAGGAGCAGTTTGCCAGGTACCTGCAGTAATGTACGCAAGTTCTTCCGGCGTTAATGCAGGATTAGAATTCCATGCATAATTGTATTTGAACATGCCAACATGTGCCACTCCAGAAGCACATGTTACCACCACTGGAAATTGAACATCTGTGCCGGCTGAATCATCAAATGTATATGAAAATTCGCACAAAAACCCATCAGGTTCGTCGATGCTGCCCTGGCTAAATGTTCCATTGAACACTTCAGTGCCATTCACTGTCACTGTGCCCGTTGACGGTAGAACACTAAGGTTTCCTTTTAATTTAAATAATCTTTGAGTCATTTGATGTATCTCCGGTTAGTTTTATTTATCATTGCCAATGAGTTTGCACTGCCGGGTCTGAGATCTCGTGTGGTTTTGGACTGCCGTGAAATACCAAAATACTGGTGTTGTCATCTACCACAGTTCCGGTGTTGGGAGCCCGATACTTGCGTTTTGAAAAATTAAAACCGCCATCCAAGCACTGCCAACGCCAACTTTTAACCCAGTCAGTGTTAAAAAATCTACGATTCCCAACAGGTATCAATGCCGAAATCAAGTCTTGATCACCTCGATATTTGCTGGTAAATTGGCCAATGTCTTGGCCAATTACTTCTTTCCACACATGCTGGTAATGTTCAGTATTCCACCACATCACACTGGTGTTTGACACTGTGCAAGTATTTTTCCATAGATACTTGAAATCTCTCACTGCCCAGAAATGTCGCTGTGGCAGTTGCCAAATCCAATCAATATTTTTTGTAATTACCATGTCCAAATCAAAGTACAATAGCGGACCCGAATGATGTTCTGTATTGAACAATTGCAGTTTATACCACCAGGATTTTTTAGGTCCTGCCAGCCCCCAATCAATCAAAGCATGTTTGATCATATGGTCTGGAACTGTTCTGTCTGTTTCTGTGTAAACGTGTAATCTTACTGGACGACTTAGATTCCTACACAACATACTATACAGTCGTTCAACATAGTCCCATGTGTATCCATCGCCGTGTATTACGCAAGCACAGTCTAAGGGTTCAGTAGTAGGCATCATTTGATATTTACCGTTATATACACACATAAATATCTTTATGAAAATTGTACTTGTAACCGGTGGGTTTGATCCCTGCCATTCTGGGCACCTTGCTTACTTCCAATCAGCAAAAAAACTAGGCGATCGACTGGTCGTTGGTCTTAACTCAGACCAGTGGCTCACTCGTAAAAAGGGACGACCGTTTATGCCCATGAGTGAGAGATTTGCATTGATCAGTGCCTTGAGCATAGTAGACGAAGTTGTAGTTTACAATGATGATGACAACAGTAGTTGTGATGCAATTCAACTGGTCAAGCAACGCTATCCTGCTGCCAACATTGTGTTTGCCAATGGCGGTGACCGTACACAAGACAACATTCCAGAAATGATCTTCGATGACGTGGAGTTTGTGTTTGGTGTGGGTGGCGAAAACAAAATAAACTCCAGTTCGTGGATATTGGAAGAGTGGAAGAAGCCCAAGACGACCCGTGCATGGGGCTATTATCGTGTACTACATGAAGTAGGATCTAACACCAAACTCAAAGAACTCACAGTGTCTGCCAAAACTTGTCTTAGCATGCAACGACATGATCGGCGTGCGGAGTTTTGGTTTGTGGCCGAAGGCGAAGCCGCAGTGTATACCCTGGACAATTCTAGCGATCACGACCTAGTAGGACATTACGGAGTGCATGACTATATTTGGATCAAGAAAAATCAATGGCACATGTTGTGTAATGAAACTGATCAACCACTGAAATTAATTGAAATTCAGTTTGGCGACGATTGTGTGGAAGAGGACATAGAACGTCGATGAAAGCCATACCAGTTTATGTTGGATACGATCCAAGAGAAGCCATTGCTTTTCACACCTGTGCCAATTCAATCATACGGCATGCATCAAAGCCCGTGGCTATTATTCCTGTGGCCTTGAACTTGTTTCGAGACTACGAAGAAACGCACACAGATGGCAGCAATCACTTTATCTACACACGATTTCTTGTGCCGCACTTACAGGAATACACAGGATGGGCAATATTCATTGATGGCGACATGATTGTGCGAGATGACATTGTGAAACTATGGGAATTGCAAAACCCTTATAACGACGTTATGGTAGTCAAACATGACTACAAAACTCGGATGCCTGTAAAATATCTAGGAGCACGAAATGAAGACTATCCTCGAAAAAATTGGAGTAGTGTTATTCTGTGGAATTGTAATAGCTTTCCTAACAGGCGACTTACTCCTGAGTTCATTCAAAAATCCACAGGTAGTGAACTCCACCGCTTCTCGTGGTTAGAAGACGAACGAATTGGCGAGTTGCCAAAAGAGTGGAACTGGTTGCCTGATGAATACGGCATTAATAAGGATGCCAAGCTGTTACACTACACGCTAGGCACACCTTGCTTTCAAGAGTTCGCTGACACGCCACAAGGTGATGAGTGGCATAGAGAACGTATTCTAACTGAATACTGCTTACAAAGGAACATACTATGATTTTACCAGTGGCCCTGGTGGACCGTTGGCCCAGTGACGAGTATAAAATACAACACGCAACAATTGAATCTGCACTCAAACACAGTGTTGCAGATCTATTGAAACTTCGTGCTGAAGTTGAACTGTTAAAACAACTTGAACACGAATGGGGGCTAAGTCCTATCCCTGAAGAATTGCTAACTAAAGATATTAGAGGATTTATCAAGAGGAACGGTGGCGACTCAATGGGTCAAAGATTTATTGATTATGTTGTAAATCAAGATGCCCAATTTGATCGTTGTTTAAAATTTACAGACTACCCGGCAATGGTTATGGCTGCATATCCCAGCAGTAAATTTATTGATAAAAATAGATTCCGCACCGAAATGGAAGAGATTGTCAAAGATCCTGTGCTGATACGCGGCATCAGTTCTGGTAAAATAGCCAAGATTGTGAGAGAACATGATCAAGACTATTACTTTATCGAAACAGGATATCTTGGCAATTATCGATGTGACAACAATCAAACCGGCAGAAAAGTGTATCATCGCATTGTAAAAAATTCCATGCAACATTCAACTATCATGGATGTGCCCGATGACCGATGGCAACAACTGGTAAAATTCAATCCAAACTTGGAATACAAAGGCTGGAAGCGCACTGGATCAAAAATTCTAGTGGTGTTGCCCACTAATAAACCATTTCAATATTATGGACACAATCGTGAGAAATGGATTGAAAAAGTTGAACGCACTATTAAAAAACACAGTGACAGAGAGATTGTCTGGCGTGAAAAGGCCAGTCGTGGGGAACGTACAAATGCCACTATATACGATGCCTTAGATGATGACATTTATGCTCTGGTCACTTACAACAGTATTGCAACTGTGGAAGCAATACAGCACGGAATTCCAGCCTTTGGACTGGCACCCACTGCGGCAGATCCGGTATGCAGTAATGATCTTTCACAAATTGAAAATCCCGTAATGCCCAATGAAGAAATTGTTTACAGATGGTTATGCTCGATTGCTTACAGTCAATTTAGTCTAGATGAAATTTTAACAGGCCAAGCCTGGCAAATGGTATTAGAAAATGCACAACGCCCAACCCTTGATTGTTAAAAGTTATCTAAGAAGTTTGCCCAGGCATATCAACGGCAACGAAAAAATCAATGCATTGACTTATTTTGCAGAGGGTGCAGCCAAGTGTGGCGATTCAGCATCAGTAACTGAGTCACAAACATACGAAACATGTGATGTTGGTGCCATTATTGGCAATGCGTTTGATGCAAATCCCAGCAAGGTCAGACTGCCGCATTATCAAGTTCGCAAAATGGTAATGGATACACAACACAGTCTTCATCGTTACTGGTTAAGCATAGACAGCAACGTATTCATTTACAAAGATGCTGCCAATCCACACAAGTATCTACGCTACAGTTTTAATGGTGTGTTTCCTGCCACAGGCATATACTGTAACGAAACACCCGGTGAAGAAAACTGGAACAACATGCGACGTGACTACAATATGGATCTAAAACCCTGGAGGTCCAGTGGCAATCACATATTGATCTGCTTGCAACGACCGCTGGGGTGGAGTATGCGTGGCGCGGATTTAATGAAGTGGCTTAAGAGAACATTAGGCAAGATTAGAGAACACAGTGATCGTCCAATCTTAATAAGATGGCATCCAGGTGACTGGAAGGCATTTCCCAATTATAAATCCACGCTAGTTAAGTTTGGCGTTACAGTGAGCCCACAAAACCGGCACATAACCGAAGACTTGGTCAATTGCTGGGCACTGGTATGCCATAATTCAACTCCCAGTGCAGTGGCACCAATTGAAGGAATTCCAGCATTTATCACAGATGAGCCTGCATACAGCCAGGGCGGTGATATTGCTAACACTGACCTGAGTCAGATAGAAAATCCTCACATGCCTAACCGTGAGCAATGGATTAGGAAACTAGCACAATGTCACTGGAGTTTTGAAGATGTCAGATCAGGCCGTTGCTGGAGTCACATGCGCAACTGGGTCAAAGTCCCGTAATTCATTTAACTGTGTGAGATAATCAGGAATGGCAAAATCAAATTCATTTCTAGTGTCTACCAAGATCTTGTTTACATCTTTGGGGCCGCTGGTCCTGACCACATTCTTTCCTAGATTGTAAACTTCGTTGATCAAGCACAATAACTCATATTTGTTAATGTTTACTGAGTTGTTGACCACATGATATATGCCAGCAACACTGGGGTTGCGTACATATCGATCAATACATTTGGCCAACTGCAATGTGGTGATCCCATTCCACCAGGCATTGTCCCAACCAGGTATTGCAGTTTCAGGATTTCTTCTAACCCAATCAAGTAATCCAGTACCAGATTTGAGTTCGGGACCGATAATGCTCATACGAAATGTAACGTCTTTGCTGTTGTCAACTTCGCCTAGGCTTTTACTGCGACCATACACATTTGTTTCGGTGTGCGTGTGTTTTTCTTTGTAGTGACCCACAGCACCATCAAACACACAATCAGTGCTTAGATGAATCAGTCGAGTGTGAGTGTCTTTTAATCGGTATTCGATGTAGTGTGGCAACCAGGAATTGATTATGCTGGCACGGTCGGGACGTTGCAGGCACGGCTGTACCAATAGACCAATACAGTTTACAACAAAATCAGTGTTGAGTTGATCAAAAAATTCTGCAACCATAGCGGGATTTTCAACATCTAATCGGGTACGGTACACTGCATCAACTTCGTGCCCTTGCTGACGAAGATAACTGACCACAACATGTCCAGCCATGCCGTTGGAACCTAGTACTGTGATTTTCATAAGAATCCTCCCTTGACCAACATGTCTTTGATTTGATCATCGTTCATTAATACTGTTTGAGAACTGAACTCAGAGTGGGGAAATGCTGGTAACTGTTTGTATTTGTTCTTAAGTTCTGCAGAACACTTGGTAGGAAGTATCACATAGTAATTTTCATCAAAGCAACGACTCAGCACAGCTTCGTGTTTGCTGATCAACATTTCGTCTAGTTTCTCCCCGGGCTTGCTGCCAATTTCTTTTATGTTCACAGTGCCATACTTGTGCATGAGCACACGGGCCACATCTCGAATGTAACAAGCCGGCATGTTCATAACAAATGTTTCACCACCGATGCTGGTTTCTGCGGCTTTGAACAACAACATGATGGCTTCCTCTAGCGTCAAGAAGAACCGAGTCATTTGCAAATCAGTAATGGTAATAGGACCACCTGCTTTGATCTGTTCAATAAAGTACGGAATCACGCTGCCGTTGGAACCCATGACATTGCCGCCACGAATGCAAACAAACTTTGTGTGTGTGCTTAGATCATTACCTTGTATGATTAACTTTTCACCTACACTTTTGGTCATGCCATACAGGTTCAACGGCTCAACGGCTTTGTCGGTACTGACATCAATTACTTTGCTGACATGATTTTCTACAGCGGCGTTGACAATGTTGGTGGTTCCTGTGATGTTTGTTTTGATAGCTTCCTGTGGGTGATCTTCGCAGATGGGCACATGTTTAAGTGCGGCCAGATGAAATATAACGTCAACGCCCTTGGTTGCAAAACGAACAGCATCATAATCTCGAACGTCTCCTACTACAAACTTCAATCTAGAGTCATGAAACTGTCGTTGCATCAACACTTGTTGAAGTTCGCCACGGCTAAAACATATAATTTCTGTGGGATTATAATTTGCCAACAACATACGTATTAACGTTTGTCCCCAACTGCCGGTGGCACCCGATACAAATATTCTTTTTCCGTTAAACATGATTTCCTAATAAAATGTTTACCACTGTGTCACTAACGTTGGTTCTAGCATATTCAGCAGGTACTGTCCATGCACGATCAACCTGTTTCATAGATTGGTAACCAGCAACAATATTATCAACTGCTAGACCAGTTACAATGTTTGATCCACACCAAACAGTTTCTGGGCGTTCAGTAGTGGCACGTATAGTTATAGTGGGTTTATAGAACAAACACATTTCTTCTTGTACAGTTCCTGAATCACTGATGGCCATGTAACTATTCTTTTCTAACTTTACAAAATCAAAAAACCCCATTGGTTCAGTTATTTTTATACAGTCGCTTACTGATATATCTAATTCGCGCAAACGCTGACGTGTTCGTGGATGACAACTAAACACAATTGGGCGATCTTGTGCTATGATTTCCATGGCACTAAAAATACTAGCCAATCTCTCCGGACTATCTACGTTCTCTGCTCTGTGTGAGGTGGCGATAATGTACTGGTTAGATTTTAATTTTAATTTTTCTAAAATATTGCTCTCATCAATTTGATCACAGTAGTAATCTAATACTTCTCTAATGGGATTGCCAGTTACAAACACACGATTGTTTTGTGCACCTTCTCGTAACAAATTTTGTCTACTGAGTTCAGTATAAGGCAAATTGATAGTGCTAATACTGTCTATTAATCTACGATTCTTTTCTTCTGGTACTGACATATCGTAACAACGATTGCCGGCTTCCATGTGATACACAGGAACTCCCATGCGTTCACAAACTATAGCACTCAATCCTGAATTGGTATCACCCAACACTAACACCGCATCAGGTTGAAATTCTGTAATGTACTGCTCTACACCAATCATAGTGGCAGCCAACTGCTGTCCAATTGTACCACGACTGTTTAGTACACAATCGGGTTGTCGCAATCCCAACTGATCAAAGAATATATCATTGAGTGTGGCATCGTAATTTTGCCCAGTATGTAATACTCTATGTTCACTGACTTGATCTAGCTTGGGTATAATTCTAGCCAAGCGAATTATTTCCGGGCGTGTTCCTAAGATGGTTAATATCTTACGCTTCATAATACCCTACATAATATTTCTCTAGGCTGGGCAGTTTAACCTCGACCCAGCCTGCAAAGTCATCATGTGTCCATGAACTTTTGTGTATATCAAATTGATTACCATGACTCCAAATTCGTTCGTTTTCGATATTGTGTGTATTGTCTGTCCAAATTTCAGGTAGTGGGGTAAGTAAAAATATTTTTTTATTGACTATTTTCTTGCAATCTTCCAATAGTCGAACGCCTGCATCTTTGTTTAAGTGTTCGATAAAATCTATCATTAAAATATAATCCCAACGCTCGGTGGTAATTTCAAAGATAGGAGTAGTCTCAACATTGGCCACAATGTCTGGTTCAACCCAATCCCATGCATCAATTGTTAACACACGACACTGTTGTTCTAGCAACGGCGATGAGTAGGCTTTGGGGCCGCACCCTATATCTAATACTGTGCTGCCAGTGGCTACACTTTCATTAATAAACTGTGACAATAAATCATTGCGACTGGCTCTTTTTCCTTTGATTTTAAATTTCATTGTATACTTTCTTTATTTGGTGCATGTATTGTTCCATCAACAGTGATGTTAAAATACAAATCTTTATTATTTTGATCAGGCTCAATGTTGTCAGGATGCCCGTAACTCTTATGGTGATATTGATGTATAACCATTGGTGTTGCTACAAATTCAAGATTGCACACTTGTTTGATTCTATATAGTATTTCTGCATCGTCCCAGTTATGTCCTGTTGCATATCTTTCATCAAATCCGTTGACTTTGATTAGATTATTTCTGGTAATGGCATTGCAAAAGTGAAATGCCACTGGACGCTCAATTTCGTGATTATACCAACGTGCTTTTTTTGATGTTGACACTGTGGGAATTGATCCTTGCTGATGCAATACTGTAACATCTTGTTTAGTACATGCCCAGCAATGAAAACTAAGATATGTTTCATCAGTAAGATTCTTAGCAACATAATTCAACACATCTCCCATATGGCAACATTCAGGGTTTTGTATCACAATCATATCTCCGCGACTGGCACGCAGTCCTACATTATATGGAATACATGGATTACAATAGTCTTTTTTTGTTACTTTCTCTTTCATACGAATAATATTAAACTGTAATTGTGGAAACTCATTGGGTATACCATCTAAACTATTATCAGCATCACTGAAGTCATCTACAATGACCACTTCTACATTTTTGTACGCACTATTTGCAATAGTCTGCAATGTGAATTTTAGTTGAGGTAACCTATTATAATAGGCCATCACTATTGATATCATATAAACCTTATGTGCGACGTGGCGTATTTTGCCCGTTGATTGATTATTTCCACAATTTCAAAATTAGACTCTACCAATGGTGTTCTTTCCTTGGCAAAGATTCGTAGATCCATTACAACAACAGTATTGGCGTGACTGTGCTTGAGTATCAACTCACGATATGTGCTTGCTGGATAATGAAACCCGCAACTGACCCAACTAGTAATGACATCAAACTTAATATCCTCAGAGATATTGATATTATTACAGTCTACCAGATGATAATTTTGTGTGTTTAATTCATCTAGTTTGTTTTGTAAAAAATCCAACTTGTAATAAAATGCAAAATTTTTAGAATCAGTGGTGTAACGTGCCTGTTGTTGTGTTCGGGCATCTTGAGCATTATCGTCGAAATCGCCATCTAGTAGATACAATTCAGTGCCGTACTTTTTATTAAACAAACGACTTTCCCAAGCAAGTCCGCATCCAATGTCTAATATTTTTTTAGGAGGCGTTCCTAGATAGGTATCTAATAGATCAAAGTTTTCTTGTTTATGTTGCTGATACACATCAGTGAACCATTCGTCATTGATCCAATCTTTTTGATACAATATCATTGGTACTTTCTCTGTTCTTGTTTGAATACATCAAGTTCTTTGCGTTTGCCTTTGGCAGACCATATGGCGCTTTCAGTCCGCATGGCCCAGTCAATATAACTCATGGGTAACAGACCTTTTTGATATTTTGGCACCAGTTGATCTAGTAGAACTTGATCTAAAAACCAATATAGATCGTGTTTACCGATACTGGCACGTAAACTGTTTGCGTACTCTTGTAAAAATTCATGTGCACCAGCAGTACCATTGAACAACACAGCACCGGCCAAGTGGGTGCCATCTTTGGGTTTTTCGTACAGATAAAAATCCTTAGTGCCCAATTGATCATTGAATTGTCCGCGCACTAGCCCGTCAACATCAATACTCAAGCATCGTTGTCCTGGTTGTAGTAATTCAGCCAGTCTGACAAATCTAGTACAGGCATAGTAAGTTTGATGAATCAGTATTGATAGGTCTTGGCGGCCACGTGTTTGTCCTTTTTTAAACATTTGTCTCTGTCGATCGTTTTCAAATTGGGTTCTGGTCATCCAGTAGTCAGTTGTATGTTGAAACTCATTCTCACTGGGCTGTTCATAAGTGCAAGTTACACCTGTGCGGCTTTGACAAAAATCAATCTGATCGGGCCTAGGGTTGTATATGTGTATGTGTACTCCGTATTCTGGAGTATTGGCCAGTATACTGTTGATCAACGGCCGGGCATGCAGGTCAAAATACACTGAGTCTGCGGCAGCATAGATAAAGAATTTATTTTGATTTAACGTTCCGTTAAGTTGGGGCAATATCATAGTCAGATATTTAGTGAGGGAAAACACAGCCTATAACTAATACTATGAGAGTAAGTATTTTTGATCAGTATGGTGCGCTTAATAGTCCGCCGGTATTTGCGGCTGTACGTGCAGGGCTTGACAGTCTTGGCATCAAGCACAACAACATGGACAGTTCAGCAGATGTTGCTGTTATCTGGAGCCAACTATGGCACGGACGAATGAAGCACAATCAAGGCGTATGGGGCGCATTCCGTAATAGCAATCGTCCTGTCGTTGTAGTTGAAGTGGGCATGCTACGTCGTGGCGGCACTTGGAAATTGGGTGTTAACGGAACTGGTAACAATGCATACTATGGTGACGAGTTGATTCCAGGCCGGGCGGCGCAGTTGAGACTAGAAACCCAACCCTGGTCCAATGCTGGTTACAACATTGTGATTGCCGCACAACGATCAGACAGTGAACAGTGGGCAGGACAGCCGCCCACTGTAGCTTGGTTAACCGAAACTGCTAACACCATTAAAAAATACACAGACAGACCTATTGTTATACGTCCGCATCCTAGACAGCGTATCAGTAATATTCCTGGTTGTGTTATTGAGATGCCGCGGCCCATCCAAGGAACATATGATAGTTTTGATTATGATCGATGTTTGTCAACAGCATGGGCTGTGGTCAATCACAACAGTGGTCCGGGCTCACTGGCTGTATTAAACGGAGTTCCAGCATTTGTACACGCTAGTAGTTTGGCAGCACCTGTTGGCAATACAGATTTATCCGCAATCAACAATCCGTCAAGGCCAGACCGAACTGCATGGCTAGAGCGACTGGCACACACAGAATGGTACACAGAGGAAATTGCCTCGGGCCTGCCGCTCAAACGTTTATTGTTGACCTAACCAAGACAAACTCTTGTCAATCCAGGCCAGTACAAGATCTTGTTGTCTTACATGCCCGTAGCGATTTATACTTCCTACCGCAGTTTCCGGCAGTAAGTTTTTATCTGCCAACTCATACCATGTAGTGGTTCTTGGATCCATTGGAGCATGTTCACTCTTATAAGCAATCACATGTATAAATTCGTCGTCTGGGTGTTTTAAAAAGAACCCTGAATTACAATCCCAGCCATTGACGGCCAGCATGTGCATTAAACTCACCACAGTGTGATGATAATAACATCCATTTGGTTGCACAAATGCCAGTTGACGTATATCCATGTTGGTAGTTTGCGGAACTGCCATGATCAACATGCCGCCATCCTCGGCAATGGTGTTCCATTTTGCCAATGTCGACAATGGATTGATACAGTATTGAAATGCATCGTGGCACCATAGCACATCAAATTTTGACTTGCCAGGCAGATTATCTGTATTTTCAAAATCTATTTTTTGATACACAATGTTTGAATATTTTTTAACCACAGCAGGTGTAGCACCTGTGTCTATGCCTGTGCAACGAATATTCAGAGGTATTGGGGCGTCATCTCGAGTTGTTCTAGTCGCCCACCATTCTAGGTCTTGTCCTGTGCCACATCCCAAATCAACCAGTGTGCCAATGCTTTCCATAAAGTCATCATACTCAAACAGTGTGTTGAGTGTTTGTAAACTGTGTGCATGACTTTCGTCATCGTTTCTAAATGTCATAACTGTATATCTTCCATGCCGGCTGCTCGCAGTCTAACCACATGTCCCAACATGAAGTTTTTACTTTCCATTGCTTTCATAATGCCCAAAAATCGATTGCGTAACAGTGCAACTTCGTTGATAATGGTTTCAAAATCAATAACTTCATCTTCACCATCCACATACTTTTCAGCATCTCGACTGGTCAGCGCACGAGCATAGCCTTCTAAATACTTTTGAAAATGCCGTCGTCGAATCTTACGCAGTTGTATGTTAAGGAAGTTCAGCACTGCTTCAATCTCTTGTAGTTGATTAAAGCGATGCTCGGTCATTCCCGGAAGTGCTGTGATATTTCGTTCAACCAGGCCACCAATGGCACAGTCACGCCGTGCAGATACAAGTTCATTTTCGTAATGAGCAATAAAGTCTGGAATGGCGCTGAGATCAGCAACAACGCGGTTATACCACATTAGTTTTCCCAGTCATCGTCTTGGTCGTGGTCTTCTTCCTCGGGTTCTTCGTCTTCGACGTAATCTTTATCATTGTCAAGATACGCAGTTAAAGCTGCCTTAACATCGCGATCTCCTGTAAAGGCATCTCGAATATCCTCTGCATCACTGTCATTGTCCATTAAAATTTGTACTAGAGTTTCTGCCGCTTCGGCACGATCTACTGTGTTTATGTAGCGTTTAAGTTCTCCCCAAATTTCTTTGGTTAATTTTACATCAATGGTCATTTTGTTTCCTTTTATCTAATTTTTCCGTATAAAGATCAGATGCACATGCAGTACAGCTTTCTTTCCTGCATATTGTATACTCGGTTAAAAACTTAAAATTTTCATCAAACAGATTTCCTAAATTGTCGTTCTTACAGGTACCTGCGTAGACTGAAAAATCAACATCTATATAGATACTTGTAACTCCAGCGTTACAAAGCCAACCTTTCCAATGGTGCAAATCTTTATCATACAATTGATTGGCAGATATTTTAACCTCGCTGCCGTCTTTCAATTCTACTATAGCACTGCAATGAATATCCTCAGTTAGTGTAGTATTCATGAAAAGTTCATTTGGTTAGTAATCTTTATCGGGAATTGATTCTTTCCTTGTCTATAATCCTTGATTGGATGTGTATAGCTAACAATTCCGTGTTTTTCTAAAAATGTTTTGTATTGCTCATTACGAGCTCGATGCCATGATTCATCCATGATATTGACTGATACTAGACATTTATGACTTTGTGCAAACTGGTGTAGATTTAATACTAGATTAAAAAACTTTTTTTCTTTCATAAATTCACTATGTGTAGAAAATGTAATCCAATCACAATAATCCATCATTTCCTTATAGTATGCTAGACTAGCTGTGCCATTGGTAGTGACTCCAACATTCCCTAGGTCGTGCGCAAAGCACTCATGCAACCATTTTAAAAAAGGAAGAAAATTTTTATTTAAAGTAAGTTCACCCCCTACAAATGCCAAATTATATTTGATATTTTTCCTAGGGCTAGCTGATATAATTCGATTCCACGCCGCTTGCAATTTCTCTAATGAATAATCTTTAGATGTTTTATCATGCCATTGATCTGGACAATAACTACAATCAAAATTACACCTTGTTCCAACTAGCCAATGGATTGTAATACCCGGTGCATACTCACGTATCCGAACAATGGGATTACTGTCAGTTACTACAATCGATTGCATTATTCGTTGATGCTTTCGTCGATAATTTCGTCTACTACTCTGATATCTTTCTGGTTGGCAAAATCTGCCATAAGTTTGTCTAAACAGCCGTTTTCATTTGCTTCCCATTTTTTACGGAACTGTTTGATCACTTCACCATCACTTGTGACAAATACCAAACTGTTGCCTTCTTTCTTGAGAATGTTTTTCTTCTCTGCCAGGTCAACCAATCCCGAATGTGGACTCATGCCAGTTGAGTAAGGAATCTTAACTTGCATACCTTCAAACGGTTTAGCATAGCGTGTTTTCATTACTTTACAGCCGGCACGAATACCGTTGACTTCTGATACTTTGTTGCCATCTTCGTCTTCTTTCAATTTCATTTTCTTCATGGCAACAACAATACTCGATGCATAGATAAATCCTTGACCACCGGAGATCTTGTCATCGGGATCGAACATGTCTTGGCTTGCGTATGTATGATTAGTAGCAACCAATCCAACATTGTGACTACCAAACATATTAACACAGTTACGAACCAGTGCTGTCAGTGCCTTGGGCTTGCGGCCCATGTCACCTTTCATGTCACCTGCTTCAAACTGGTTAACGTCTGTGGGAGTCAACAACATGCCCAACGAATCAATCACCCACAGAACCTTCATGCGTTCTTCATCAGGAAGTGCTTTGTAATCAATCATGAATGTGGAAATTGCTTTGGCCACGTCGTCGATCATGCTCATATTAAGTTTAAGCAACTTTGCCGGATCAGTGTCAACACCCAGTGCGTGTAGCCACGATTCGTCTAGTGCATTTTCTGTGTCAACAAGAATAACAAAGATGCCTTGTTCTTGTGCGTTTTTTACAATGTTACCAGAGCAGATGTAACTTTTACCTGCGCCAGATTCACCGGCAAACACAGTTACCTTGCCTAGCGGAATACCTTTGTTGAAGTCTCCACTAATAAGATAGTTTAAGGCATAGTTGCCTGTGCCAATCCAGTCAGTTGGATCGTTAAATCCAATACTCAGGCCTTGGATGCTTTTGGTAATGTCCTTGCGGAACTTTGATATGTCAAATGGTTTTGCCATGTTGTGCCTTTTTAATGTTTAACAATTCTTGCTCGATTATTATCTCGAGAATTACGATATAAAATTTTTCTATAATCAAATAACTTGTTTTCTATGTCAACTACGGTTGCAATTGGTATTTGTTCTGCTACTAATTTAACTCCCATTTTCTCTGCCCACTGAGAGGATTCGGTACTAAAAGGAATAGTTTCAGGCATTGACAAATTTAATTGAAATGCAAATTCTAAGTTTTCGTAATTATAGTGATCGGGATATTTTAGTTCTGTGTCAAAAAATCTAAACTTATTATAATACTGACGACCCACGTATGTATAGCCAAAAGAAAAATTTACTATGTCATTGTTAGTGACCATAGTGTCTTGGTAAGGATTTTTAAATACTTCCCATTTTTCATCGGCTTTAAATTCTAAACGATTAAAACTATACTCCAATCGGTGTATGCCCATGTTCACTTCTCTATAAGGGTACAAATATCCTAATTTTTCTAGTGCTGGCGCAGTCTTAACAATTCTAATTTCGTCAGGATATAATTCGTGTAGCTTGCTACCAATTTTAGATTGGCGCATGTCACTGCTGAATCGCAGTTTGTCAATGTCAATGTCATGATAATGAGAAAACACCCAATCTGAATGCTCTTTGTTAAGAAATTCCTGATCTAGATAATTTTCCAAATTAGTATGTTGTTTAAATGATTGTCCTATTAGATCATACAACATCTCATTTGTCTTTGATATTGCCCAATGCAAGTGTGTTAACTTTTGATCTAGATCTTTGTAAAGTTCTTGATCGTTGGAAAACGCATTTTGTGATTTTTTATTTGTTTGATCTATAAAAAATTCAAACAATTCATGATTATACTTGACCTCAAAGGGCAGAGTATCTCCAGAGTTATCAAATACTAAAGAAAATTTCATATGTGTATTGTTTAGCCCAGGTGTTACCACCCAGGCTAATTTTTTCAATTACTTCTGTTGACGGGCCCGGATCATGGCCAAAATATCTTCGGCTTTCTGAGTAGGTGCTGCCGCGGCAGGAGCTGTGACTGGTGCTGTTGCCACAGGTGGCTCGTCCTCATCAAAGTCCGACACCGGAGCAGACACTGCCTTTGGAACAGCAATACTGGCTGGTGCAGACTCTACAGTGCCTGCGGGTGCAGACACACCTGCGGGTCGGAAGTAAGAACTCCACCGCTCTGTGTCATATGCTTGACCATCTACTGATGCTTCAAACATTTCTTTCATGACTTT